ATCAGTCCGACCTAACCATCCGATCTAGGACAAGGGGCTCAAACTTGTGGAATGAGTTCACACTGTCCACGTCCCAAAGAAAGATTTTAATCGATCCAAGGGCCGAGATCAGACCACTGTCTAATGACGCCATGAACCACACCGATAGATGTCGCGTGAAGAGGGACGGAGTTGCGTCCTGATCTCTTCACTTCTTCATCATCGGAGCAGAACATCGCTTCTAGCGTCAACGGCACACTACTAAGGGGGCGTAAAGCCTCCTCACGCTTCGACATCTCCCAAAGAATCGAGAGATGATACCCGATACGTTCCTCCAAAACGGATTTACTCCGTTCCTCCAAAGCTCGGTATCGATGTCCTTCGACACCGTGTCGAGCTCTGCTGGGGGTGGCTTCATCGAAGTTACTGATGAAACCACCATCACCTTGCCCTTCTGGAATCCTTAGGCGCAAGCCTTTGGGTACAGATTGGACAAGATACTCAAATACCGGACGAAAGCTCGCGTCGCAGGCCATGTAATTACATAGTCTGCTCGCTTGCCGCCGAATGGCATTTGCCAGTCTAAAAACAGAAAGGAGAGAGGTTACTCTACGTTTAACGTAGATCGGTTTGACATCGAAGCCCGAGAAATAATGGGCGCCACAGCTTTCACGGAACGAAGAATCAAAATGACTCTTCGACCCGTTAACACGAAAGCCGTAAAAGCCTAAAACCTCGGATAGCAAGTGAAAAGCCGACACCGGAACAATGATGTCGTCTCCGTAAACGCTAACATGATTAGTGTCAGCGTGTACATACTCAGTGCAGCAAAAAGCTACCGCATAGAATATGAGAGATTCAAGACTAAAGGTGAAGCCGTTCCCCATACTGGAGAACTTCTCCCACCTGATTGTCTTGTCTTTCACTAGACCGTACTTGGTCCGGCAGCTATCTAAAATCGAATACCATCGGGGAGGCAGCAATGCCTCGACAACGGATTGACTGATAGAGTCGCTGGCGGAAGAAAGGTCCACAGTAGCCACAAGGCCCGTTGTAGAGCCCAGTAAAGCAAATTCCTGGTTCCTCTCTTGATGACGTAAGTCAACACCAAACCGAAGAAGACGGCGATTGATCATTGAACCGAGTGATTTCTGGAACCAAATATTGATTCCAGGCTCGATTGCAATTACTCGATCTGTCGTCGCGTCCTTCGGGACAGTGATAACTTTACTACCAACTTGGAACTGCGGATAACCTTGCAGCTCTAAGTGCGGGATCCAATGAGGATAGATCTTCTCAAGGATACCGTTCGGTAGTAAAGAGTAAAGGTCGCGTGTAATTCCAATTTCATTTTGGAATTTAATTGCTGAACTGGCGTTTCGACGCTTTATAAGCGTTGATGCGCCAGGACCCCAATCTGGTGCAGAAGCAAATTCCTCGGGACAAAATTCGCCTAAAATTCGATCTATTTTACGAATGACTGCGTTATGCAGCCAGACGGTAGAACCCTTATAAAGGGGGTCTACAGAAAGATTCCTAAAGCGAGCATTTGTCTGTTTGCAAAGAAGTTCAAATTCAAAGAACTTCATTAGCGCAACGTCAGCCAAATCATAGTTGAGAGTCAAACCCTCAAATTTTGATAGTAACTTAGTTGCACTATAAGCAGACCTCACTTCCTCCACCGAATTATAGTGGAGAGGATCAAACGCTAACTTTGCGAGCTGTTCATGCTCCCCATTTGAATAAAGGAGCCAAACAGTCAACGCACGCGGATGATCCAGCGAGTCGAGATATTGCCTAAACACACCGGCTTCAAAACCAGCTTTTACACGGTATTGTGCAACTCCTTTAAGGAAGTTGCGATCGCGCTTATCAAAAGACATGATGTTCTCCTTGAAGTAACTAAAGACTAGCCTAGAAAGGCGGGTCGAAGTTTTCTACGGCCGCACGGAACGGTGAACCCGTTGCATCACTGGGCGCACCATCCGAGGCCGTAATTGTCGTACAGAACAGGGACATCGCTAGGTCGAGGATTGCTTGCCTCTCCCATAGCGCACCTCGTTCTGGCGACAAAACTTCAATGATGATGGTATGATCATACGCTTTCGTAGGCGCCGGCTGAATGCCGGTAGCCGTCGAAGCGCTGGTCTGTTCCAACGTCGGGAGAACAAGCTTAGCTGTCGCTCTGTACACACGCGACGCCTTGGTAGGCGGGCGCAGTTGCAGAGTGAAAGCGGGATAACCTATGGCGATTCCGCCACTACGGTCAACCCAACGCGCAACACCGGGAAGCTGAAAGCCTTCGGGGTCAAACGTTCTGGTAACGCCGATAGCAGCATCACCAACCGTCTTGTGAACAGAATCCATCTTGTTCGCAATGAGGGCCAGGGAGACTGCTCCGGCGAGTTTCACGGAGCCTATGGCTGCCATGTGATATTACCTTTCATTAATTAAAGGTTAACGTCTGGCCTGACTACCGACCATAAAAACGACCGCCAGAAAAGGCGACACGCATTAATGCAAGTGCGTTCAGTGCATGCTCTACGGATATCGGATTCTTAAAAGAAGGGAGCGTCATTTCCGGGAAGCTGGTTAATTTCAGCCTATCGAAAAGAACAGCATCTCGACTGTAGTTTCCGGTCCGCACATCATACTGAACATCATCTTCATAGTAATACTCGACGTTATAAATCGCAGTCTGTCGAGTGAACCGAGTTTCACACCCATCTTTAAATACGAGGCCCTCCCAGGCTTTTAAGCCTTCAAGGTAGGCCCCGATGGGCAAGAACCAGTCCACAACGAAAGAATACGGGATAACCTCCCATAGCAGGTTTATGGGATTGTTAAAACCGATCTGAGTCAGAAACGCTTCCATTGGTTCTCCAATCATATACCTCATCATAAACTGAACTTCAGTTTTAGTGATGATGGTAGAATTTCCACAGGATTTACCTGTGGCGGTGACTACGAGGCCTTTGGAATCGGTTGTTGTCGCTGACTTAGTGGAGCGCACAGTCTGCACCATAAAAGTCCCTGCATTTAAATATGCAAGGCTTTTAGCGGCTCCCTCAACATCTTGGAGCAAAGGTTTCCATCCATATTGAAGCTCAAGCCAATTTTTGGCTAATGAGTTTCCAACAGTGTATGGACTCCCGCCCGGTTGAAATCGAGGTTGCTTCTTCTGCCATAAGATCGAAACGGCCTGAGGAATATTTCTATTCTTTAGGGCTTTAATCGCTCCCGTTATCCGAGTGCAGGTATCAACAACTGCATTGGTTAACTGGTTTATTTGCACGAGGTCCTGCGCAATGTTATTCACATTTTGCCCAGTTTTCTCTTGCAATTTACTAATGGCAGCATTCCTACACGACAAATCATGTGTAGGAGTAGGAGGTGCAGTACCATAGTTTCCGCCAAATGAATACGGCCCGTATCCGAAATTGTGGTCGGGAGGAGTTTTTCTCCATCCCAATTCATTAATACCACCATCGGACACAAAGTACGTATACACATGATGCGGGTTGATCGGAAGGTTTCGAGCTTTCACCTTAGAAAAGTTAGGAGTTCTTACTCCTGTCCAATCCCTGTGATATTGCACGCGAATAGCCTCACCAGATATTGGTGCAAGCGAATTCGTTTGCGAACAGGTAGGTATCGTGCGATTTACATTCTCGCTTGAAGGCCTAAGAGAT